TGTCTGTTGCAACGCGGTCATGCCGCGTTCGATCTGTTCGCCGCCTTCAAGTTCAGGCAGATTGAGCTTCCGGCGCACTTCGCTTTCGGTCATGAAGCCAGGCTTGCCCTGGCCGCCCAGCGCCACGCTAAAGGCGTTGAACAGCGTTTCAGTGTCAGCGCGTTCAAGATCGGTTGTGTCGAACTCAGCGAATTTGCTGACTTGCCTAAAGAACTTGCGGTTGATTTCGTTGGTGAATGCGTGAAGGTGCGTGCGCAGTGTGTAGCGGACGAAGCCCGTACCCATCGCTTCGACGCCGCTGCCCCAGCTTGTCGTTTTTTCGTTGTGGCCGATCATGAACGGCGGCACGCCAAAGATGCGGGCGATTTCCTCAACCTGAAACTGCCGCGTTTGGAGCAACTGGGCATCCTCAAACGGCATTGTGATTGACTTGAACTCAAGCCCACCTTCCAGCAGCATCGGACGGTGCGACCTGGCATAGCCGCCGTGCGCCTCGTCGATCTGCTTTTTCAGGTTGATGAACTGCTCATCAGATAGGCGTGACGCGCCAGAAGTTGATTGAATCACGAAGTCAGGCCGCGCGCCGTTGGCAAAGAACCGGGCCGCATATTCCTGTGTCGCCATCGCGCCAGCGCCGGCCACAAGCATATCATAACGAAGCGGCGACGGTGTGCGGATGCCGTCAAAGCCATCGCCCGGCACATGCAGCATGTCGTCCTGGTCGTAGACCTCAACGGCGCTGCCCATCGCGGCGTTGACCGGATAGACCGCATAAACCAACCGATCCTGCGGCGTTTCGTAAACCTCGACGCGGCGCGGGTGAACCGGCTTCAGGTGACGAATGCGGCCCAGCGGGTCGCGCTGGATAATGGCAAACGCATCGCCGTGCAGCAGCCGCGACCGCGCCATAAACGTCCAGCCCGCTGCCGAACTCCAGCGCGGGTGAAACTCTTCGTTCAGCGTCCACCACAACACGTCATCATAAATCTGTTCGCGCGAACCATCCTGCTGACGGCGAAACGTGTTCATTGGCAGCACAGCAATCGCGCCGCTGATCACCTTCACGCAGGCATTGATCGCCGCCACCGTCTGCGCCGTCTGCTCAGTCAGAGTGGGCAGGCCGCCGCCCATGTCGCCCGTGAAGGCCATGAACACTTCGCTGCCGCGCGACACGCTGCCGCTCGGCACCACCGCGTTCATGAAGCGCGCCTCGCGGGCAGCCTGGGCCGCCTGCTTGTCGGCCTGGGTAACCGTAGGCCAGACGTTATCGCGGATCGCGTCAAACAACCCCATTACAGCACCCGCAGCATGGGCGTGCTGGCGGCTGGCTCTTCCTTGTTCATAGCCGCCACTCCCATTGCCATCGCAAGCGCCACGATGCCGTCAATGCGGCCTGTGCTGCGTGCCTTATCAAGTTTCCTGTTTCCGGCAGGGTCGCGGATCGCAACCGCATTGCCGGCGCACATATTCAGCACCGGATGACCACCGTGCCGCATCAATTCCTGCAACGCCGCCTCTTCAAGCGCCGCGACTGCCGGCGACATGCTGGCGTAACCCTGGCCGTATTCCTGCAACGGCAACGCCAGCCCTAGCCGGTCGATCTCAAGCATCAGGCCCGGCATCCGCCAGCGGTCAAACGCTATGGCTTTCACCGGCAGCCCGGTCGTGACCTCGGCGATCTTGGCCGCCACCCAATCCAAGGCCACCACCTTGCCCGGCGTGGCTTCGATCAGCCCCTGCTTGTGCCAAATATCATACGGCACCCGGTCAGCCCGCGCCCGTTCTGGCACCAGCCCCTCGGCCATGAAGAACCACGGCCTGACATGAAACCGGCCATTGTAGCGCGCGACCAGAACAAACGCGGTCAAGTCGGTGGTCTGGCTTAAGTCCAAGCCGCCGTAGACTTCGCCAAACCTGAACGCCTCATTATCCGGCGCAGTGCTGTTCGCTTCCCACACCGACCGCGACAAGAACGGGCTGAACGGGTTGACGCGCTGGTTAAGGTGCAGCCAGCGAAAAGTGTTTTCAGCTTCCGGCAACCGCGCCGCCTTAGCCGCGCCGTCAATCAGTTCCTGCCGCGACTTGAACAGATCAAGCGCCGGGTTGGCAGCCTTCCAAGCCGCCTCATCGTCTAGGTCGCAATCTTCCGGCGCGCGATACACATGGCAGACCGTCGCCGGATCACCACTTGCCGCCGCGTCATCAATCAAGCGGTTGAACAGGTCGCCATCGGTGCGGCCCTGCGTCGAAATCCATATCTCCAGCGGCTTTTCGTATGCGCCCTGGCTGGTTGTGATCGCCTCAAAAAAAGCGTCATATGGCCCTTGCACTTGGCCGGCTTCGTCCAAAATGGCCACCAGCGGGCTGCCGCCGTGTGCCGTTTTGCCTTCTGCCGCCAGCGCCTCGTATTCGGTGTTCATCGGCAGGCCGACAAGCCGCTTTGACGATGGCACCGGGCGCACCAGATTGTTGATCGTCGGCGACATGGCCGCCATCTTGCTGGCGTAGTTGTAAACCTCACCGGCCTGCTTGCGGCTCAACGCGCCCGATGCCAGCCGGGCGTTCTGCACCGCTTCAGGCCCAACCAAAAACACCAGCAGGATGATGGCAATTGTCGCCGTCTTGCTGTTCTTTCGCGCAATTGACAGCACCGCGCGCCGGGTGTGAACCGCGTTGTCGAAAACAGCGTAAAAGAAATCTTCCTGAAAGCCCGCCAGCCTGATCGGCTTTCCAACCAGCTTGCCCTCTGGCACCACCAAATGCCGTTCCGCAAAACACATCGCCCGCTCGGCGCGGGTCAGACTTGTCGGCTTTAACTTTCGCCAATCACGCCGTTTGGGGACAGGGCCGGAAAGGATTGCCGGGTTAGTTAAGCGTCGGGCGCGCGATGAAGTCGTCATCGGCAGCCGTCACCCCTTGTTCAATCGCCTTGGCCTGCGTCTTGCGCTTGCCGGCGTCCCTGGCCTCGCCTTGCATCGCGCGCGCGTGAAGTTGAAGGTTGCGGCGCAGCGACATGATTGAGTTAGTCAGATCGCGCGCAATGCCGTGGCGCGGGTTGGCCATCGACTTGTCGCCAACCACCAGCACATAGCCCTCAGTCCGCAGCTTGCCGCGTTCTTGTTCAAGATCAGCCATCGCCTTGGAAAGCTGGGCGGCGACTTCCAACTGGTGAGCTGTCCAATCTGCCTTTGGAAACTCAGCAATCACGCTGGCCCAGAACGGCAGATCACCGGCCTCCAGCGGCACATGCGCAGGCGGTGCAATCTCACGACCGGCAGAGGCCGCAATGACCTTGGCCGCCGCTATGCTGTCAACGCGCTGCCGTCTGGCCATTGGCTTTCCTGTGTTAGCGTTGTTTTTTGTGCAACCGCGCGGTTTCCCGGCCTCAAAGCTGTAAGGTTTTGACCCGCCCCCCCGGTCACACCGGCCAGCCATCCAACCCCACAGCGACCTTCACCCGATGCCCCATCGCCTCGTTGGTCACGTCCACATGGCATTGACGACACAGCGCCCGCAGATTGCCCCTATCGGTTGCGTGACCACCCAGGTGCAGCGGCGTGATGTGATCCACTTCAGCGGCTGCCGTCACCCGATCACCGCTTAGACACATGCGGCACAGCGGTTCAGCCAACAGCACCTCGCGCCGTATGCGCTGCCATGCTCTGCCACGAACGCGCTCGGTTGCTGCGGTCATATCGCTGGCCATCTGATGCTATGGGCTTGTGTCGTGGCCAGCGCCCCGTGAGGGGAAGCCTAAAGAAAAACCCCCACACCGGGCGAAGTGCAGGGGCTTCACTTAATCAAGCGCGCTAGGCGCAGCTACAATCAATAGCTGTTTTCTAACATCTGCCGCGCGGATCGTCAAGCGGCACTGCGCTCACCCATCAACTCGTCTCTAACCAATTGAATAATCTCAGCAGAGACATAGCCCGCTCTTCCGATTGGGGCCGCCGGCTTGATAAATAAATCAGACGCTTCACGCAAACCGTCAAGCATTTCAGACAACAGCGCCATGTCGTTAACCAATGACGCCTCAGGCCTTGTGCCTCTATGAGGCTCGGCAGTTGCCGCTGTAACCATTAGCATCGCAGCTTCAATAGAATTAATTTTCTGCTGCAATAGCTTTGTAGTGTTAACAGGTGGCCAGCAGCCTAAATTCCGAAGCGACCAAGCTCTGGCCTGAAGCATGGTGATGCTAAGGCCTCGCGGTTTGTGACTTGCAAGAATTTTAAACAGCCGGGAAGCAGTAAGCATTAAGCCGCGCTCCTCTCGCCCATCACCTTCCACGCAAGCAGGTCGTCAGCAACAAACCCGATCTGCATCTGCGCCCGCAACCGTGCTGCATCCCTACTGCCAATGCACAGCCGCCGCGCTGTCTGATCAAACGTCTCGCGGTCTGGCGGATCAAGCGCCTCACACGTCAAGATCATGGCCGCTTGGTCACGGCAGGCGTTGCGCATCGCGGCGTAACGCTGCCGGCGTGCAAACAGGCGTTCTGCGCTGTTGCCCATGCCTTCCCCTGTCGGCTCACACAGCGCGCTGCGAACGGTGCCATAGCCCGCGTCATCGGCGGCCTGGGCGAACAGCACCAAGATGCCCCGCTGCTCAAGCGACAGCCACCGCCAGCGCATTGCGGGGCATTCACGCTTAGGCGTTTCGGATTTTGTGCGCTGTTCCGTTTCGCCCGCCATCTTGGCAGTCTTGGCGACTGTCCACCCCTCCCCTGCCCTGATCTGATCAACGAAGTCGCCAACGGGCTGCGGCGTGGCTTTGCGCTTGGCTTTCGGCATCGGTGCAACTCCTAAGCTGGTGGGCGATCAGATCAGCGGTTCTTGGTTGTCAAACTCGGTCAGGTCATCCGGTGCATACCAAGGCACATCGTTAAGCTCGGCCTGCACTGCGGCGAGATAGCTGGCGTCATCCGGCAAAGGCTGCGGCCCAGCTTCCAAATCGTAATCTGCTTCTCCGGTGGGGGTGCCATCGGCCCCACCGGACATATACGTAGTATATAGGGGGGTGTGTGGGCGGGTTTGGGCGGGGTTTGGGCGGGGTTTGGGCAGGGTTTGGTGCAGGGTTTGGGCAGTGGTTTGGGCGCTTGAAGAAGTGCGCGCAAACGCTTGAAACATAGCCACTTTATCCTCGAAAACAGCGTCCATGTCCGTTTCGGGGCTTTTGGGTTTGGGCGGGGTTTGGGCGGCCTTGTTTCGGGCCAATCCATAGGTCATCCGGCGCTTCTTTTCGTCTCGCCAAAGCTCTTCATTGGCCACGATTTTCTTGCTGGCAAACAGCCGTTCCATCGCCTGTTCTAGCGCCTTGCGAGACACGCCAGACGCTTCAGGCATCCCGGCAAAAACCTTGGGGGCGAAGTTGGCAGCGGGCATGTGCGAGACGCTACGGCGTTGTTCAGTGGCCGCATCCAGGCACCGCAAGAACGCCACATCTTCCTGCACCAGACGGCCCTCAGTGCCGGCGATCTGGCTCTCATCGTGGAACGCGCCTTCGTGCCACATCATGGTTAGGCGCTCACCCTTGCGGGCGCTGTTGGCCTTGCCGCGTGTCAAAATGCGGCGGTCGCTGTCCTCTACCTCTTCGCCCTTCTCATCCAGTTCGCGCTTGAGAAACAGGCGCATACGCACCGCGTTTTCCCATGCCATCGTGCCGGCAAACTCACTGCCCTGCGCCTTGGCGACATGGCCGGCCAGGATCACCGCCGCGCCCGTTTCAATAGCCAAGCGGGTGAGTGCGTTGCAGAACACAGTCACTTCGCGCGGATCGTTGAGGTTGCCGACATAGAGTTGCATGGCGTTGTCGAGCGCGATGACCTTAGCGCCGACCAGCAGTGCGGCATCGCGGATATCGTCGAAGAACTGGTTGGGCTTAAACTTGCCGTCGTCGCCGATCACGCCAATCGGGTTGTCCATGCCCAGGCGCGCGACCAGATGAAGCTGGCCGGCATAAGATGCCATGCGCCGGCCAAACGTCTTGGCGATGGCTGCTTGCCGGCGTTGCAGTTCCTCGGCGTCATCCTCGCAGTTGACATAGAGCGCCGGCACCGGGGCAGTGCCGCGCGTTCCCATGAAGCCATCGCCTAGGGCAATTGCGGATAACCATTGCTGGATCAGCAGCGACTTGCCGGTGCCGCCTGCGCCTGAAATTAGGGTGACAGCGCGCGGCAGAATCCAGCCAGGCACCACCCACTGGCGCTCTGGCAGGGTGACGCCTTCCCAGCTTCCAACGTCGATCAGGTCAAGGCCGCCAACAGGCTGCTGCTTCGCGTCTGCGCCCCATTGATGAAAATGAGCGTTCATATCGTCCCCATCATCCATTTCAGGCGGCCACCAGTTCCGGCTTGCGCACGCGCACAACCGGCAGTCTGGCGGCCTTCAAGATCGCGTCGGCCAGCGGTTGCCGCAGGCTTGGCGTGTCGATTTCAATGCTGTCAGCGCCCATGATGGCGGCGAAGTTGCCGATGCGTTCAGGTGTGCCGATCATGGCAAAACCGGGCAGCGCAACCTGTTCAAACATTTCCGGCGTGCGGTGTGCCTCGCCAGCGGCCTTGATGCGTGACCACGCGGCGCGGCGTTCGTTTACCCAGGCGCGGGCAAGTGTCAGGCCATTGGCATAGACGCGCAGATGCCCGGCACTCCGATTGCCGCCCCAAAATCCGACAGCGCGGTCATCATCGGCCCAGCGCATCGCGCCAGACACGCCGTCGATCAGCAGAATGTCGCCGTCGATGTTCAACGTGTCGCTGGCAGCGATCCACCACATGCCATCGACTTCAATCGGCGCAAAAGGCAGCATCGACCACCAATCGGCCCAATCACAGCGCAGCGCGTTGGCCATCGCATCATGCACGGCGGTGCGTTCCTCGCGCTTATAAATTGCGCGGCGTGCGGCATACCAGGCGGCGGCCACGGTCAAAACAGCACCACCACGTCAAGCGCATCGCGCCACGCATCTTTGCCCAGTTCGCGCTTGATGATCGCCAGCGCCTCGCTGCGGTCAGTGCTGCCCCAGGCGTTGACTTCAATGCCGTTCAGCCAGCCCTTCAGATCATGCGCGCCGTGCGATGCACAGCGGGCTTCCACCAGCTTGGCCCGGTCGCGCGTCAGCTTGATCTGTGCGCTTTCACGGGCGCTCGGATCGGGACGGAATTGGCCAAAGCCGCTCACATCCACCCCCAAGACCGCAACGCAGCCAGAGCCTCATCAAGTGACGTGACAACCGCCACATTGAACCCATCGGCCTCTAAGTGCGCCAGTGTCGCCACTTGCCGCTCAGAAAGCACACCGCCGGCCCGCTTGACCTCCAGCAGCCCAAATTCTGGCCCGCCGCGTTTTGCCGGTCGCAGCACCAGTAGATCGGGAAAGCCAGCGACCTCGCCATCCATCCTTTTCGCCATCGCCATACGCAGCCGGGCGATGCTGTCGCCGTTGTATTGGCCGCCGTTTGGGATGTGGATCACGCGCAGATGCAGCGTCCGCAATCCCTTCACGATGCCGCGCTGAATGACGCGCTCAGTTCGGCCGCCTTTGACGGCCTTG